CCCTGGGGTTTTCTCCAAGGGATTCATTAGAACTTCACCGGGAGCTGGGACTACAAGTCTGAATGGGTTCCATGTATTCTTCCGTGACATGTATTCCCACTCTCTCCACTCGAAATCCTCTTTATCCTCGCCTCTTTTCTTTACAGGTTTCTGTAAAGCATCGTGATCCAGCAGTACACCAAGCTGTGTATAGTTATGGAGTACGAGTTGCTTGCCATTCTCTTTGGTTGCGAAGTTAGGAGCGGCTGTAAAAGCATCCTGAAAGACTACGTTGAGTCCTTTTTCGAGTCTGTTAGCCCTGTCTTTTGACTGCTGACTTGCTCCAACAGGGTTTCTGACGAACCTTGGCTCGAAAGCAAGGTGAGAATCAACTGCCTGATCTATTAAAGCGACCTCTATACCTGAGTGATAGTTAGGTCTTGTGCGGGGTACATCGGGATTTCTTGCGTAGTAGTCTGCCCATATGTTAGCAGTCTGAGGATAGTGAGATGAAAGCACCTTCATGTCTTCGAGTGCTTCCTTCCAGACATCTTCCATATGTTCTGAGTAGTCGTTAAATATCTGTTCGTCCGGTTTCTGTGTTGGATCTATCGGCATATCATGTTTCTCCTAAAACGATGTAGGCACGAATACTTTTCTTGTTGCTGATGATGAAGTAAAGCTGGCGAACTTACGCATTTGCCATGCCAGTGCGTATGCCATAACCCTATCATCATACGCTCCCTTGGCTGCCTGTGGTCTACCCTGCTCGTTCCGAATGAAACTGAGCATTTCCCCTATGCCTTCGCGACATCGTATCACAATGAGTCTGTTTCGTATAGCCTCTGCGAACTCTGCAAGCATGACTGGTCTGGTCTTGCCGTCTGTCTGCCATCCCGGTGTGGTAGGAGTACCTGTATTCCTATCGTGGTAGTACAGTCTGTTTCTGCACGAACATTCCTGTAGCATCTCTGCCACCTTATCGACAACAACAACGGAGTCTCCGTCACGTTCCAGACCTTCTCCAGCCCGTTCAAGTCCGAGGTAGGCGTGATTATACATCTGATGCAGGTATATTATTTCCTGAGCCATCTCATCAGGGTGTAGTCTTCCGTGCAGTTCAGCGACCTGGTTACCTGTCTGCCAGTCGAGAACAGTTGCGCAGTTATAGCTTCCTGTTCTGCCCCATGCTGTATCTGCACCGATGATATATCTTCCTGCTGTAACCGGATTACGCCATACTGACACGAGTCCTCTGATATTTTCTTTAGGTTCTATCACATCCTCGCCCATAGCTTCCAGTGAATCCACATCAAAGAAGGCTCTTGTTCTTGGTGGAGCGAGGGCTTCGTGTTCATTCTTAGGGTTTTCCTTCTCGAACCTTGCGATATCAGATGCCAGTTCGAGTGCCTGTAGGTATGTACGTTCTGTTCTATTCGGTCTTTCGAAGTAGCCTAAGAACAGTTTGTTATGTGAGTTCTGATACAGTTGTCTGAAAGGTGAATCAAGAACATCAGGGTTAGCGGTAGAAACAACGAACATCTTACCGCCTGAGTCCTGAATCAGCGGTAGTAGAGCGTTATATGATGATTCAAACTCCGAGTGAAAGTCAGCCTCGTCAACCAGGATTTCAGTACCTGTGTATGAACGACCAGCCTTACTGGTTGCGGGAAAAGCCTGAATAGTACCACCCCCGTCGAAAGTAAGGGTAGTTGCGTTATCGACAGTCAGTTCCGGTTTAAGGTGTTCGGGTAAGTGATCCCATATAAATCTGCAATCTGCTATCACCTTCTTAGCTTCCACTTCACCCTGAGATATAACAGGCAGGAAAGCACCATGTCTGAATATACCCATCCACACGAATCGTGCCTCGAAGTAGGAAGTAACTCCAAGTTTTCTTGCTTTAAGGTGAGGCAGAGTACCGCCTGCCGCAACATCCTCTACTGCTTCATGGAGTCTGATAATATGCTGCCAGGGTTCAAATACGGCTGTGCCGTTACCGAAAGGGGGAGGGTCAGGGATACGGACATAATCAAGAAAGGAAATAAGATCCCTTCCGAGTATTTCACGTTCAAGAGCGTTTTCACTCAGTAGTACTTGTTCCATCAGCTAACATCCTTCTCTCTTTGACTACAGCAAGTATATCCTTCAGATCCTGCAATGAAAACTGTGAAAGATCCACAGTAGCAGTTAAGGTCTGTGACTCAACCTGCTGAACAAAGTCTCTCTGTCTCTTACCGAGAAGCTCACTTGCAGCAAGCCTGTCACGGGTTCTCTCACCACCATCACGCATAAGTTCTGTCCAGAAAGCCTCACGCTCCTCAACATCAGCTATCTTCGCCATTATCCTCTTAGTCTCAACCCGTTCCATAATTGCGACACGAGCGTTTGTTTCAGCTTCCTCTTTCTGTTTACGCAAAACTTCAATCCGGGCTGCCACCTTAGGAACATTCGCAAGGTTCCACGAATTCTTTAGCTGCGCCTTCGGTTGCATCTGCGGATACGCTATTACAGCAGCTTCAGCATACGTCCTACCCTCTAATCCTACCAGCATCGCAAACTTCTCCTGCGCTTCACTAAGTGTCTTACTTCTCGACATAACCGCCTCTTTCTTTTCTTTTGCTTAGTTTTTCTTTTCTTTCTTACAACAGTAAGGGGGAGGGGAAGGGAATAATAAAAAAGAGTTGTCACTAAAACAACTCTTTTTTTATTTATATTAATTAATAAGGAGAACTTATTTTAAGCATAAGTTCTCCTTTATATATATATATATTATATATATGTACATATGTACATGTTCTGCGCTCATACTTTAATTACATCATCCTGGTGTAATCTCAGTCTTTTCCCTACTACCGATCCTCTTTTAAGTCCGGTTTCAGTTAGTCCCGCTTGCTTATCTTGTAAGCATACCCCTCAACAGGGTAGCGTGGATTCGCATAAAAAGCTCCCTATTCGGAAACTCACCCTGAGTATTTTATTACATATACTAAAGAGAGTCAACGTCAATCGTGGGGGTACTGCCACCCAAAACCCCCCTATCATTTAACCTAAGCAAAACACCAAGACACCCCAGATTCGTGCCTGATTTGACAGATTCTAGGACTTCCTGTAGACTTTGTCATGTGGCTCAGAGTAGCCAACAATAATATAGATAGAGGAGTAGAGACATGAATACAATCCAGAGTGATCACGAGAGAATCCAGAACGATAGATGGTATCTAAATAATAAGGAGTTAGTAGTACAGAAATTTATATATCCCAAGACTAAACTAGTAAGACTAGTAGAATACTATGTATTGCAGTATGGATACTCAATAGAAGAGGCGAAAAAAGCTATTCGTGCAGACTTGAAGGAAGTACTTAAATAGACAATACACAGACAATAAAACTTAATGCCATATCATATCAATGCTGGTATGGTATGGTATTAGGAAGGATATTCAAACATGAAAATAGTACCAATAGACACATTGAACCGGTCACTTCGAAACGTGCATGATTGCACAGTCAAACCACCAACAAAAACAAGGGGGGATTATAACAAACAGAAAAACGGCACAAGCCGAACACATCACAAGAATAGTCAAAGTTATTCTCTGACTGGTAGAAGATAAACACAAATATAGAAAAGAGGTATAGAAAATGTATAAATATTACTGGTTAGAGTATTTAAACGCCAATGGAGATTGGGAAATAGAAAACGGATACATGACAAGATCAGAAGCTATAGAAGATAAAGAGCATTTAGTAGGCACATACGCAGAATGGACGCCTAGGCATTGGTTAAGAAATAAAGACATTCGAATTCGTGTAGAAGAAATGGAGGTATAGAAAATGAGCATAATAGAAATATTGATAGACTTGGATTTTGAGAGTACAGAGACTGACCAGGACATTGCAGAATTAGAAATTTTAGAAGAAATGGAAGTATAGAAAATGGAAAAAATATATATTAGTTCAAAAGATACAGCGAAACATATTAGAAAAGCGTTAAAAGCTAGTTTTCCGAAACAAGTTTTCTCGATCAGATCAGATCATAATTGTATAAAAATTCACTGGGAAGATGGACCATTAAGAAAAGACGTTGAGGCAATCACTGAACAATATGAAGCAGGCGGTTTTGATGGCATGATTGACCTAGATTATAGCCAATCGCATTACTTATTCCCTGATGGCTCGATTACATTACATTACAGAGAGGGAACAACTGGATATATTTCAGAAATAGACAACAGATCAGATAGCTTACCAGAGGGAACAAAAATTGTGCAATTCGGAGCCAAATACATATTCTGTACTCGACACATAACAGACTACGAAACAAAATATACGAAGGCTGTATGGTGGATACGAAGTAATAACGTCATTACTGGAAATACTGGTACAGATTGGGCTGATATGTTTGGTAATAAAAGCGTTGAAACGATAGCACGAAACATGACATATAATCACGTAGAAAATCAGAGCCTAGAAGATACATTTATCCAGTCTAGGAATGGATAACCAAATTATAGGAAAGTATGAGGATAAGAGACATGAATAAGTACATAGATGAAACGGGCGAAATGTTGAATGATATTGCTATGAATGGATTTTTAGATGATCAAGGTGGATCCGTAGATGAATTAGGTTGGTTCGGATTGATAGTAGAACATAAAGCAATCATATCAGAAGATAGTCAAGGGTTTTTTGACTATGCAATATTCGAGACAGAACAAATAGCTAGGGATCAATTCAATCAGATTATAGACAGTCTAGGAAGTGAGGAAATAGCGTAATGTCAAAAGTAATTGAGAAGTTATATTCATGCAAGAAATGTGGAATGACATTGTTGGTTGAATCATTCACTGATGAGCAAACTACATTAGCAATGATAAAACAGAATCCGTATTGCAATAAATGTGAACAAATCAAACTAGAAAGTAGAGGATAAGAATATGTATTTTGATAGATTCGATATATGCGAAGCGTGGTATCTGGCTCTAAGTGAATATCATGGTGGGCAATGGTCTTCAGGGTATCGCAAACTGTCACGACTGACGGAATACTTCAAGCCGTCACCAATATTAAGCATCGACAGTCTTAGTGAGAATGGTTACGAAATATATCTCAATGCCGTTGAGAAATTAGAAAGTAGAGGATAAGAACATGAGTAAGACAGTACAAATATCAATGACACAAGACGCATATGATCGGTTGGCATTAAGCGTTTGGGAAGCAGTCGAAGCAGGCACTTATCACCCTGCGATATATAGCGAAGTATTTATGTACGACAATAAAGTGAAGGTGGTTTTTTTGAATCCTTACAAAGACAACATGATGACTCGCACATTGACTCTAAAAACTCTCGTTAGAGCGTATCTCAGCCTAGACGAGTCAAATGCTACACATTGTGGGGGTTATCACATTTTATACGAGCCTGATGCCTGTTCTGGCGACCTGTTATTACAACAGGCTTTGTTTGGGGAAATTGTATACGACTAAAATTTAGAAGAAAGTAGAGGATAAGAATCATGAGTAGAAAGTCTAGGAAATCATATCCAAATGGTGTGTTATTGATTTGTGATAGTGGTAAGAAAGTATTTGATAGATACATGGTCTTATATGAGTCGGAAAATGGAGTATTTCCATATGTGGGAATGTCAGAGAATCCGTTTCACCCTCAAGGGTTCGGTCAACATGGTGAGATGACTACAAGATACTCAGTATGGGGAACTAACGATAAGGTAATAGAGTTTGAAACGCTACCGATAAATTGCCAAGCATTAGTATTGCAAGACTTAGAAAGTAGAGGATAAGAGAATGACTGAAGAAAAAAGATTTATTCACTATGACTCAAGAGAGATTGATGCAGAAGTCTTTGACCTACAAGATATATTGGAGAACTTTGGCATAGGTGATGGGGATTTCAGAATGTATGGAGAGGTAGAGTATCCAGAATTTTACACATTCCTAATGACTGCAAACGTAGGTGATAGTAAGTCGAATATGTATGGACAAGGAACGTATGACTGTTGGGAAAGAATATTTTAGAAAGAAAAGAGGTAGGAATATGAGTAAGGAATTCGAGGTACAGTCTTATTATCTGGCACACGAAGATGGAGAAAATGGCACAGGAGTGCTAGTAGTAACAGGTCTTGAGACAAGGCATGACACAATCGAAGAACTTGGAATCGATACCACTCAATATGCTGAATATGACGAACATGAACAGTGGGTAGTCGCACAACTGCAAGACTTCATTGATAACGCTAACGTGGGCGATCAACACATATGGATTGCTGATGAAATGAGTGGTTGGTACGGCAAACTAATTAGAAGAAAGTAGAGGATAAGAGAATGAGCACAAACAGTGAAACAGCGAGTGAGTATATTGGTAAGCATTGTGAATACTTTAGAAAGGGATTGCCACCAACAGGAGAAAAATATGCAGTCGAGTATCGCGGTGTGTTGCTTGTCTCCAATGACACATATGAATTAAGGCAACAACTACAGGCTCTCAT